TCATTCACCAATGCAGTTTTAACTTCTTCTTCGGTGGCTGATATAAAATTGTGTAAATGCCTTTTATCTGAACTTATTTCATTATTCCATCCGTTTTTAGTAATTCCATATTGGCTACAATCTTCGTAACAACCATTAAAGCAGAAAATATATTCTAAACCTTTATGTTTATACCACTTACAAACTTCTAACTCAACTTCAAAAACATCCTTAAACATTTCTTTTAGTGTCTTATCTTTGTTTTCTATTATTTCCGATTTAGTAAGTGTAAATGTTTCTTCTAATTCAACACCGCAACATTGTAAAAATAAATCAGCGTTGAAGGTTTCGTAAGTTTCTCTCTTTGATGAAATAAGTGTAAAACCGATTAAGTTATTACCGTCATAGTTATTAGTTAAAAATGAATCGTCACGATATTTTAAATCAAATATATCGTATTGAAATATAAACCCATACTTATCAAGCCTAGGTTTTAACTCATTAAATTGTTGTTTATTGCAACGCATTGCAATCGGTTTAAATTCTGTTTTCATTTTTCTATTGTTTAAATATTAGAGTACAAACATAAAAAAACTATTTGACATATACAAATAAAAACATAAAAAAATTATTTTAATAAAAAGTTTGCACATTAAAATATTATGTTGTAGATTTGTACTCAATAACAATTTAAACTAAATAATTATGTACTACTCAGAAAAACTAATAGACGGAATTTGGCATTTTAAAAATAGTCCTAAAGCACAATACAAGCCAATGACTATATTGATGCTTAATATAAAAATAGATCAACTAATTAATAAAAACTAAATAATTATGAAAACATTTAACGTAACAGTACATTTTAGATTCGTAGTAAAAGGAGAACAAGAAAAAGATTTCGATGTATTAGAGATTGAAGCAGACAACTTACTGGATGCTTTTTTAGACGCTAAAGAGCAATTTAAGACAAAGAAATACATTCCTTTTCAAATGGAGTGCAACGGTGTAATTATTAACCCTAATACTTATTAAAATGAACGAAACAATTGAATTAAAGATTTTAGTAGCTAATATAGAAGTGGCTAAAAAAGAAAAAAAAGAGTATAAAAATTTATTTATAACTCAATCGTTTAAACTTTCAAGCGAGCAAATGAAAGAAATTAAAGAGCTAAGAAAGAAAATTAAGAAAAATCAAAACAAAATTAACACTATAATAAAAGGATTATGAAAAATAGAGAAATTAAATTTAGAGCGTGGGATTTGCAAGAAAATAAATTCTTTGAGCCTATATACCAAGCATACATTGGTAAGTTAGAAGATTTAAGTATTTCGTTTAGTGGTGAATTTATGATGAGAACATTTGAAAAACCAGCAATTCATGAAAGCGTATTTAGAAACAGATTTATATTAAATCAATACACTGGATTAAAAGACAAGAACGGTATTGAAATTTATGAGGGTGATATTTTAAAAATTAAAGGATTTAATACAACTTGGAAAACTAAAGTTGTTTTTGAAAATGGAGGGTTTTGTATTGATGTAGAAGAACAAGAATATAATAGAACTCTAATTGGTTATTTAGATGATGAGGCAATTATTGAAGTAATCGGAAATATTTACGAATCATGAAACTAACAGAAACAAAACAAAGAGTATTAGCATTTATTATGGGTGCAATACTAGGAACTTCAATAGGGTATTTAATAACTTATTTTAATATATTATGAAAACAAAACTATCAATTGCAGTTATACTATGGGGTATAATTATTTTAATATTTACATTAACTATAAGAAGATAAAATTATGATACAAAAATTTTTAAAACTCTGGAAAGAATACCAAGACAACGAAAAGGAATACGAACAAGCTAAAAAAATAGATATTGCAGTTAACGGACTTATGAAGATAGTCTTTAATGAAAAGAAAACTTTTGAAAGCATAGAAATTAAAAAGCGTTTTTTAAAACAATTTAACGATGAAATTGCAAAACGTGGAATTGATGCAAGTATAGAACACGCAGATTGTGAAGAATATTTAACTAAAAATAATTAAGATAATGGAAAATTTAATAGGTAGAAAAGTAAAAGGTTTTAAGTTTGATGATGGAATAGTATGGTATAATGATTATATGGATATTTTTATAGATAAAGCTGGAGAAATAAAAGGAATAAACGAAAATTCAATTGATGTGATGTTTGATGGAAATAAATCAATTTGGACTTACCCTCTTTCAGAAATTGAAAAGAATTTAGTTGAAGAAAACCCAATACAACACGATGACTTTAATTCTTATACTCATCCACCTTTAGGAGTTCATAAAGAAATAATTGTAAAAGATGCTGAGATAGTAAAAGAAACTTATGATCTAATAAATCCGAACCATTACAAAAATAGTAGTAAAGAAGTAATTGATATGATGCTTGATATATGGGGAACTGAAAAATTAATAGCTCATTGCGAAATGTGTGCTTTTAAATATAGAATGAGAATAGGAAGTAAACCAAATCAACTTATTGAAAATGATTTAAAAAAAGCTCAATGGTACGAAAATAAAGCTAAAAGTTTAAGAGATGAAAAATAAATGTACAAAAACACCATACTTAAAAAAATGGCAAGCAAAACTAGCTCTTAAAGGAATTTTAAAGAGTAATAGTAAAAACCCTTGGAGAGATGAAATGTCTGTTTATAAATGTGATGAATGTGAAAACTATCATATAAGCTCAAAACCTACTGAATATTCACCAAGCAATATTAAAGGAAAATCTTATTTTGATATTCAAAAAGAGAAATGGGGAAATTTTTTACAAAACCATTCTAAAAATAATGCAGTAATTAATAAATCAAATAAAAAATATAGTACTTAAAATGACAGCATTAATAACTAAGGAAAAGATAGTTGAAAAACTAGGAATATCAAATGAAGTATTTACTTATAGAGTTAATAAACTTGCAATTCAATCATACGATCATGGAAAATATTCTTATTATCAAATGAAGTTAATAAAAGATTTTAACGAAAAGAAAAGAATGTTTGTTTATAAATATATCAAAGTTCCAGTATTTAAAACAGAAATAGAAATTATAAAAGTAATAGAAACATATCACATTTACGAATCTAAAATGAATTATACAGAATTATGAAAAGACAATTTGAACACACAGAAAACGGGACTTACTTAATTAGTGAAGTTTCAGGAAACAGATTAAAAAAAGTATCTCAATCAACTAAATTAACTGATGCTGAATTTATTGATTTATGGATTAGTAAATTAAACTTTGAAAAACTACATAAAACAAGGCTAAAACAAATAAATAAAAAAGAGCCTTTAGTTTTTGAACTTATTAAAAAGAAAGAAGTAAAAGGAACTCGTATTTGTTACTTCAAGGAAAAGAGCGGTAAGGATTGGATTAATTCAGTTAGATTCGAATTAGTTTATGAAGATGGAAATGTTATAAAAGTAAATGAAACTCTTTATTTGTCATGTAAAAATAAACTAGAAACTAAATACTCAAACTACTAAATGAAAACACACGAACAAAAACTCGCACAGATTAAAACAACGAAAAATATAATAAAATTTATCACGAATTAATTAGGTTAACTTAATTTAATTACGTACATTTGACATATAATAATAACTAAAGTATGAGTTTAATTAATTACCAATACTACCAAGAGCAAAGAAATAATGCTTTGAAAGTGTTAGAAAAAGCAAAAGAATTAGAACGAATTAAAAAAGAAAAACAATTAAAACAATAGAAATTATGAGTAAAGATTTAGCATTAGAACAGGTGGAGTGGGATTTACACGAAAACAATGTAGAGATAATTCCTTTAGAATTTACAGAAGAAGTTAAACCTGAGTTATATGGTTTAGAATTAGTTAAGGCGCAAGAAATGACAAGCGGCTTGAGTACTACAATAGCTGAAAGAGAAGTATTAAAAAAATCTTATGCTGATGTTATTGAATTAGAAATTACAACCGATACTTTGCCAATATTTAAAGAGTTGCGTTTAAAAATTGTAAAGAATAGAACGCAAGGGATTGAGAAATGGCACACTACAAACAAGGCTTTTTATCTTGCTGGAGGTCGTTTTGTTGATGCTATTAAAAATAAAGAAATAGTAGTTAATCAAGAAATGGAATCTAAACTTTTAGAGGCTGAAAAGTATTTTGAAAACTTAGAAAAAGAAAAAGCAAAATTATTAAATGAAAGTAGAATTGAAAAATTAACTCCTTATGTTGATGATATTACTGGTTTAGATTTTTCCCCAATGACAGATGAAGATTTTGATGATTATTTATTAGGTAAAAAAACACGTTTTGAAAACGAACAAAAAGAAAAATTAGAAGCAGAACAAAAAGCAGAAGCAGAACGATTAGCAGAGGTTGAAAGACAAAAAGCAATTGAATTAGAAAATGCTAAATTAAAAGCAGAAGCAGAACTAAAAGAAAAAGCATTAGCAGAAGAAAGAAAACTACAAGCTGAAAAAGAAGCTAAATTAAAAGCAGAAGCAGATGCTAAATTAAAAACTGAACAAGAAGCCAAAGCAAAATTAGAAGCTGAATTAAAATCTAAAAAAGATGCTGAATTAAAAGCAGAATCTGAAAGACTTGCAAAGATTGAATCAGATAAAAAAGAAGCTGATAAATTAGCAAAAGCACCAGTTAAAAAACAATTACAACAATGGGTTAATTCTTTTGAAATATCTACTCCAATAATTGAAAATGATTTATCTTTAGAGATTGCTAAAAAGTTTGAA